GATGAATCGACGGTGAAGGTGAAGTACATGTCAGGACTCCTGCTCTTGTGCGTCGGCCCACGGGTCGGGGCCGGCGGGTGGGGTGGCAGGCTCGGGGAAAGCGTCCTGCACCTCACCCGTTGCCTCGTCGACCACCTCGGCGTCCACGTACTCGGCCGGCTGCTCAGTGGTGAGGGTTTCGCCCTGGTTGACCTGGACTGCGGTGGACACGGACGGGGTGGAGCCATCGAGGTCCATTGAGGCTGCCAGCTGGGTGGACTTGGGGGCCATCTTGAGGACCTGCTTGAGGGCGGTCTTGCGCGCCATCCAGTGCTCAGGGTCGCGGACTCCGGCCTTCTTGGAGGTGCCGCGCAGTGCGTTGATCTGGGCGGTGGAGAACACCTCGAACCAGGTGGCGCCACTCTTCAGCCCGACGATGGCGTAGTAGGCGATCACCTCGCCGCGGTCACCCAGCGCTGGCTTGTGCTTCAACCACGGGCTGGTGCCTTTCTCGTAGTCGAAGTCGTCGTTGGCGCCGACCCATCCGGACTCCAGCTGCGCGGCCTGCGGTGACTGCCAGAACAGTTTCGCCAGACCCTGATAGCCGACGATCAACGTGCACTCAGCCTTGTAGGGGACGAGGTAGGCCTCGCCGAGCACGTCTGGTTCCAGGCCCAACGCGGAGGCGGTGAGCAGGGCGCCCACGAACGACTCGGGGTTGCAGCGCTGGAGGGCGGGGGTCTTGCGCAGGGTGGTCAGGGCCAGCCGGGTGAATCGGTCAGGGTCCAGCCCCTTGGGCAGGGCCTCGGAGATCAGCTCTTTGGAGTCGGCGATGGTGCGGGCCACGGACTTCGGGGCCTGTCGTGCTGGGACGTTGTTCATGACTGGGTTCCTTTCAGGAGGTCGAGCAGCTCCTGCTCGACGGTGGGATCGAGATGGTCGGTCTCTTCGGCGTCGCGGAATGCCCACGGCGGCGCGGAGGCGGTGGCGATGTCGGTGGGGTAGCCGGGCCACTCGCCGGTGGCCAGGCAGCGGCGGTACAGGCCGATGGCGCGGCGGTTGCGGTCGCGGCCAAGGTCCTCGGTGGCCTCGTCCAGCTCGATGACAGAGACGAGGTAGGGCGGGGTCTTCTCCACGGCGACGAATCGGAATGGGCCGTCGGTGACGCCGAGCTCCTGCGCCATGTCGCGGTACCAGGCGGCCTGCTGGTGGTAGCCGAGGTCGATCGCGTGGCGGGCGAAGGCCTCAGGGTCGGCGGACTGCACGGTTTTGACGTCGATGATCCCGGCGGGCCCGATCGCGTCGAAGCGGCATCGCAGCCACTGTCCACCGGGGCCCTCGACCAGCCCGGTCGCCTCACGGTGGGGGCTCTCGTCCAGCAGTCGGGAGGCGACTGGATGGGTGGTGACGGCCTTGTACATGCCGAAGACCGCCCGGTAGTCGACACTGTGCAGCGGCACGGCGCCCTTGGATCGCCACTCGGCGATCTCGGCCCTCTTCTCCTTGGTGCGCCACTCTCCGGTGACACACACGATCTGAGGACCGGTGCCCAGGATCAGGGCGTGCGCCGCCGTGCCGATATCGAAGACCCGTTTCGGCGGCTCGGGATGGGACTGCCGCCAGTGCCACAGCGCCGGTCCGCCTGGCTTGGCGAGCAGCTTGCAGTCCGAGCAGGAGAGGGTCGGCATCGCGAACGCTGTGCCCTCGTGATAGTCGGCCTCCGGCACGTTGTCGTGCAGGCCGGGTGTGTCGAGGCTCATGCGGCTTTCCTTTCGGTGATCCAGCGGTCGAGGTCGGCCGGGTCGATGCGCCAGATGGACCGGCGAGACTCGCCGAGTTTGATGGCGGGCAGCTCGTGGCTGCGGCACATCTGGCGGACGCGGGCCACGGGGATCTGGAGCCGGTCGGCGACCTGCTCTGGGGTGAGGAGTGGCTCGGTCATCGTCGGCCCCTGTCGATGGCCCACCAGGTCCAGATGGCGGCGAGGGCGATGGCCCAGATGATGATCTGGCCGCCGATCATGAGTCGCCGTCCTGGTGGTTTCGCAGCGCCACGTCGGCGCGGATGAGACGGTCACGGGTGGGGTCGGGCAGGACGCCCATCTCGGTGATGTCGATGACGACAAGGTGGGCGGCGGCGATGACCTCGTCGCGCAGCTCCTCCTCGCGGAGGGATCGGGGTGTGGTCATCAGATCCACATCCCCTCGTCGCCGATGCCGTCGCCGTTGGTGGCGATGTCGCGGACGGCCAGGGCTGCCAGGGCCCCGAGCGCTGCGGCCATAAGTGCTGTGGTGGTCAGTGCTGCGGTGAATGTGCGCATTAGAGATCTCCCATGATTTCGTTGGCGTCGAATCGGTCGAGCGCCCGGCGGGCGTCGGTGACGGCTGCGACTGCGCGTCTGGTGTCGTGGCCGCACTGCTGGGTGCGCGCCAGCCGCTCGCGGGCGTCCTGCCATCGCTCGATCAGCCGGGAGCGCTGGCGGAGTACCTCGCGCTTATCCTTCTCAGCTGCCCTCTGATCGGCGGCTGCCTGGAATGGTGCGAGCGCCTTGTCGTGGGCGATCATGGCGGAGACCTTCTTGGCCTTCTCGGCCTGGCGTCGCTCGCGCTGCCGGTCCTTGGCGCTCAGATCCGGCGTCTCGGTGGTGGAGAGGCCGGCGATCTGCTCGGCGCGGCGGATGATGAGCTGAGCTGTCTGGTCCTTGAGACCCGACCAGACCTTGACGGGCTGCCTGCAGTCTGCCGGATGGGTCCACACGGCGTGGCTGCGAGTCGACCTCTCCTCATCGCGGGTGAAGCCGAGGGCGGCGAGAGTCTCAGTCGCCCTGCGTGCTGCGGGGGTCATGCTGCGCGCTCCTTGTCGACGTTGGTGGATGCTTCTTCCCCGGTGGGGTCGGCGTAGTCGATGACCCGGACGCGCGGGTCGATGGGGTCTAGGTGATTCGCCCGGGTAACGGGCTGCTCGTCGCGCTGCTCAAAGAGGCCAGCAACAACCTGGTTGGGGTCGGTGCCGGGCTGGGCGTCGCGGGCCACCTTCTGTGCCATGCGCTTGATTGCCGACGCGGAGCGCTGCACCCCGATGCGCTCGGCATGGGCGGTGATGCGCCGCTTCCACTCGGTCATCGTGAGAGGGCGCGCGTCACCGATGCTTTCCTTCTCACGAGAACCGAGGTCCATGTGGCGCATATGAGGTTGTGTCTGGGGCTGCCCCATCGGTGGGGCTGCGACGCTCATGATCCCGCCTCCCCAGCGAGCGCGTCGAGCGCGCGGAGGCAGTCATCCAGGTAGTAGCCGGCCTGGGTGGCGGCGAATCGTGCGTCGCGCTTGTCAACGCGGTTGCGGGGCAGGGAGTCGATGACCTCGTGGAGGCGATCGACGACGAGCTGGGCGGCTCGGCATGCCTCGTCGGCTCGGACCAGGGCGCGGACGGTGTCGGCGTCGATGCGGGCCGGATCGACCGGCTGATGCTCGGCCCGGGCCGAGGTGAGGTCTGAGGGCTGGTGCGGCTCCTGCTCGGAACGGGCTCGCAGATCATGTGCGTCCCCGGCGTCCCAGCCCGGCGCCTGCTCAGCCCGGGCGATCTGGATCTCGGCGAGGGTGGTGGTGTCGGCGAAATTCATGCGTTGCTCCTGTTCTCTCGTGCGGCGCGCTTGGCGGCGATGGCTGCGTCGCGGCGGTGCACGGCGCCGCGCAGGGCGTCCAGGTGGCGGGCCTCGAAGCTCCATCCCTTGTCGGCCATGTCGATCAGGACGGAGGCTTTGAGGAGGACGTCGCGGGTGGCCTCGTCGCACTCGGAGTTGAGGCGGTGGGAGTCGTCTGTGACCGGCTGATGCTCGGCGCGGGCCGACTGGAGATCGGCGGCGGTGGTGGCGGTGCGGGACAGGCACCCGTGGATGAGGCTCATGCCGCCACCTCCTCGGCGGCCGGGAGCCCGAGCTGCCGTCGGATGAAGTCCACGCCGGACGGCTGCACTCTGGTCGTGTACGAGGTGCCGGTCGTCCCATCGCCGCGGGTGTAGTCGAAGGCCTTCACCGCGAAGTGGTGCATGTAACGCTGGTACGGGGTGTTGCGCATCGCGCCCTTGGCGATCATCACGCCTCGGTTCCGCAGCTCGGCGAACAGCTTGTTCTGGGACAGGCCGAGCATCTTCGCGACCGTGCCGACCGCGTAGGTGCCGTCAGCGTCCATGAAGGCCTGGTAGGCGTCGGCCTTCGGCTCCAGCTCCATGGCGTAGGCCTCCATGGCCTGGCGCGCCTCAACTTCCCGGGCGTAGGCGCGCAGCGCTTCGGGCAGCGACTTGGGCACCTGATCGGCGACGGCGTATGAGCCGGTGCGCCGGATCTGCGGGAGGACCTCGTGGGTGACCCAGCGCTGAAAGGCCTTCACTGCTGTCTTCTGGGTGGGGTCGGTCATGCGTCCGGTCTGGCGCTGGAGGATTGCCTGGTACATGCCGGCCTCGGTGAGGACCGTCATCTGCTGCTCTCCGCCAGGGGTACCCACGGGACGGGTACCCATCTCGTCGGCGTCGATCGAGCGCGTCATATGTTCGGCGTCGCGGTGCCCGAGGGCCTGGGCGAGGTCGGCGGCGACCACCTCGGGGTTGCCGAGCTCGTCGGCGAGGAAGCGCACCTCGCGCCCCTCGTACTGGAATGGGATGATGGACATGGGATCTCCGATCTCTGAGTTGGTTCCTGAGGCCTCGCCCGTTGCATCCGGGCGGGGCCTCGTTGCGTTGTGGGCGGTCATCAGGCTGCCCGGCTTCCGGTTCGTGAACCGGTGACCACGCTGGTCACGACGAAGAGCGCGTCGACGGGGCAGTCCAGCGCCTTGGCGATGGCCCGGGCGGTCTCGGCCTTAGTGGTGTCGCGGCGGCCTGACGTGAGCCAGCCGATGGTCCCGTGCGAGACGCCGACCTTCTCGGCCAGCGTGCGCACGGAGTAGCCGCGGAACGCCATGTACTGCCTGAGCGCCTGGGCACTGATGAGTCGCACGTCGAGCCTCCCTCCGATGTAGAGCTGAATGGGTTTCATGTGGACTACGGTACACGATCCATGGACCACGTCAACTTTATTTTGGACGGGTTCGTCCAATCCATCTATCTGTCCTTGTCGGCCGGATTGGCGGGCTGGGCGAGTATCGCCGGTGTAGTTTGTGGACAACGCGTCCAACTGACCGGTGGCGCGCTGAACCCCCCACGTGGACAGTTGAGGTGTGGACATGGGAGAGCTGACCGAGCCGTGGAACGCGGCGGCCGAGAGGGTGGGCGTCAGGCAGACGTACCGCGGGATCGGTGAGGCGGCCGGCGTCTCGCATGTCACTGTGCGGCGGCTGATCGTCGAGGGGCGCACGAGCCCGCAGACGGTCGGCAGGGTCGCACAGGCGCTGAGGGTCGACGAGGCGACGATCTACAGGTGGGCGGGCGTACCGCTGTCCGACTGGGGACCGTGGACTCCACCGGCTGAGGCGCACAGGCTGAATCCCAGGGCCCGGGCTGCTCTCGATGAGCTGATCCGGGCCGTGACCAACGATGGAGAGGAGTCCAGTGATGGCCGGCAGCCTGACGCTGAGAAGAGTGACCACGAGGACAACGTGCGCCGGTTTCGTCGGCCTGGTCCTGTAGACCCGGGGCAGGAGCCAATGGCGGCGAGGAGAGACGATGAGGACTGACCGATATCACCCGTGGCGGGACTTCCGAGGCGCGGGGGAGTGGGTGCTGGAGATGGCCGACCTGCCCGAGCATGTGCAGGGACGCACCGACTTCCCGGCGGGCCTTGTCCAGGTGTCGAGGCGTCTGGATCAGGCGGGGCGGCGCTCGACGATTGCGCACGAGTTGGTGCATCTGGAGCGGGGGCCGGTGTCGTCCGATCCTCGGCTGAGGCGCATCGAGGAGCGCGACGTCGAGGCCGAGGCGGCGCGGCGGCTGGTGGATGTGCAGCGGCTCATCTCGGCGCTTCAGTGGTCGCGGTGGCCCGACGAGGTGGCGGAGGAGTGCTGGGTGGATGCGGCGACGCTGCGAGCGCGCGTCGGGCATCTGACCTCGGAGGAGCGGGCGGCCGTGACGGCAGCTCTGAGATGATCCGATCACACACGATGGAGGAGAGACATGAAGGTCGATGAGATCCTGTCGGCTGATGAGCTGGCCATGATCGAGGAGGGCCGGGATCTGGAGCTGCCCGCCCGCAAGCTGGCCGGGCTGTCCGGTGACGAGCTCACCGCGGCGAAGCGCTGGAACGCGGCCCGACAAAAGGCCATCCATCAGCGAAGCAAGAAGGCCATGAAGGCCACCGCGAAGGAGCGCCGGAAGAAGTACTGGGCTGATGCTGCAAAGGATTTCGTGAGTGGTGGGGGAAATGGTGGGCCCTCTGCGAGCTGTTCGTTCGGGTCCATCAAGGTGTCCGGTGGCCAGGTGTGTAGCGGCCTCAAGGCCTACCCGATCGCCCGGTGCACGGTTGAGATGGTGGAGGGTGGCAAGCCGTCGCGGATGACGGCCACGAGGATCGGCGCCGGCGCGCTACTGGCCGGGCCGGTGGGCGCGATCATCGGCGGCATGGCGAAGAAGGACCGTTCGAAGACGTGGTTGATCGTGACCCATCCTGGCGGGGCTTTCCAGGAGGAGGTCAGCGGGAAGGACAAGCCGAAGGCGGTTGCATTCGTGCGGTCCTTCGAGGCTGCGCAGTCCTGAGACGACGAAGACGGCCCCTCGCAGCGCTGAGCTGCGAGGGGCCGTGTGATTGGAGGTGAGGATGGGCTACGTTCGCGACCGCTGGACTGACCAGAATCCTGAGCTCGATCGGGATCCTGCCGCCAGGCCGAAGCGGATCCACAATGCCCGGTGGGGGCGCGGGAAGCGCTGGCAGGCTGTCTGGACCGACGCCGCGGGGAAGCGGCAGGCGAGGGCCTGCGCCTCGAAGGACGAGGCGGAGAAGGTGGTCCGCGATCGCGACGGGAGGCAGGCTCAGTCCGGCCCCGTCCCGCTGGACCGCTGGCTGCACGACTGGGCGGCAGGGCAGCTCCACTGGTCGGCTGGGACGCGGGAGTCTGCGGAGATCGCCATTGACGGGATGATCCTGCCGTCCCTGCGGGGTGAGACGGTGCAGTCGCTGACCCGTGCCCGCGTGCAGGCCGCCGTCACCGAGTGGACGGGCACGTGGGCGGAGTCCACGATCCGGGCGCGGTGGGGGTGGCTGTCGGGCCCGATGGGGCAGGCGGTCCAGGATGGCCTGATCGATCGGAATCCGTGCGCCGGGGTGAGGTTGCCGACCGTCGAGCGCGAGACGCAATTCTTCCCGACGATGGCCCAGGTGGTGGCGATCCGGGAGGCGATGACTCCGAGACTCCAGACGATGGTGACGGTGGCGGCTGGGACCGGGATGCGATCGGCTGAGCTGCGTGGCCTGACGTGGGACCGGATCTCGGGGCGGGTGATCACGGTTGACCGTCAGCTGGCGCGTGGGTCGGGGCTGTCGTGGGGTCCGGTAAAGAACCGCCGGCCGCGCCGTGTGCTGATGGGCGACGTCGTGTCCGATGCGCTGGCCGAGCAGCTGGAGCGGTGGGGCCCTGGCGCCGAGGGTCTGGTGTGGCATTCGAGGACGCGCTGGGACGGACCGATCTCCCCGCGAGCTGCGGGGGAGGGATGGCGCAATGCGACGGCGGGCATGGGATTCCCGGAGCGGACAGGCTGGCACTGCCTCCGTCACCTCCATGCCTCGCTGCTGATCCACTCGGGCATGTCCCCTCGGGCGGTGGCGGACAGGCTTGGACATGCCGACGTGGCCGAGACGCTGCGGACGTACAGCCATCTGTGGCCCAGTGACGATGCGCAGTCGGCGGCGGTCTTCGATGACGCGATGGCAGCTGTCAGCGACAAGGGAGCGACACGGGATTCCTGACTGGGCTCTGACTAGGGGAGCGACTGATGGCGGACTGTGCCCGGCTCACAGGGTGGCTCGTCCCCTCAAATCCGCTCTCACTAGGGGTGGAGCTCTGATCTTTGTCTCTAGTGTCGCTCTCGTGACGTCCGTTCATGTCCTGTGATGTCGTGTCATGTCTGGTCTCGCAGCGACACCAGAGCGTCACGGGGGATGGGCTCGATCAGGAAACGCTCACTCAGAGTGAGCGATATATAGACGTGACCTATACCGTGGTTTATGGTTTTCATGTCAGCGGGACCTACCACCCAGAGGAGCACGAAATGAGCAGGTACACGATGAGCCAGGCGGCCGACGAGGCTGGACTCGACTACGACGCGGTCGTCGCGAAGGCGCTGGAGATCAACCCCGGCGCTCGCGTCCATGTCTTCCTCGGCGATCTGGTCGCCGACAATCGGGCCTCCGAGGGCACGGTCGCCGCAGCCATCGAGGCCCTGACCTCAGAGGCAGCCCGCGCCGAGTCGGACATGCCGGTATGCGAGTGGGGGCGCGGACGTCGCGGCTGGATGGTCTCCTCTGCCGCTGAGCTGGAGCCCGGAACTCACGTGTGGGTGGTCCGCCGTGACGGATCACAGCAGGACGTGTGGGTGACCGAGCTGGTCGAGGAGGGGCGGCGCGGCCACCTGTACGACTACCGCGAATTCGACCCCAAGGCCTGACCCACCAACCACCGGGGGCCTCAGCGATGAGGCCCCACACTGAGAGGACATGACATGTACGACTACAGCGAGCGCACCGTGGTGCTGGTGCGGGATCAGTACAGCGGCGAGTGGGCCACACCTCACGATGACACTGAGCTGGTGGCATGGCTGGAGGACCGCGAGGACACCGGCGAGCCCGGCGTGGCTGAGGCTGTCGAGGAGCTGGTGAATCCGTCCGGCGCCGCCGTGCTGGACCTCGGCGTCACCGTCGATGAGCTGGACCCGTCCGACCGCGACGAGGTGCCCACCGAGGTGTGGTGTGAGTGGATCGCCGGCGGATGGCTGGGCGCCGGGCGCGTGTGGGACGACGGCCGGGTCATCATCTCCGACTACCGGCCGCCGATGTACGTGGCGGGCGAGTGGGAGTGGCAGGGCGGCCCCGTCTCCGTCCGGTCGCACCATGGGGACCAGGAGCGGCGGTGGCGTCGTGTCGCATCGCTGGCGGATCTGCGGCGCGCCGTCGAGGAGGCCAGCGCCGAGGAGGCCGAGTGGGAGGCCGAGCAGCAGCTGAAGGCCGACGAGGCACGCGCTGCCGAGGAGCCCCTGCGCGACGTGGCAGCCAGAATCGCCGAGGCGCAGCGGCAGATGGATGCCCTGATCGCCGAGCGGGCCGCGCTGGTGGCCGAGCGTGCTGACTGGACCGGGGTCAGGCTGGCACGGGCGCTCGGCATCTCGGAGATGATGGTCTCCAAGATCCGCCGCCGGTGATACCGTCAGGGGGTCCCCGCTCACGCGGGGGTCACCCGAGGTTGTGAATCGGGGTGCTGTAGTCCCCGCCCGCGCGGGGGTGGCCCGCTGACACTGGCCCTGAATGCACGAAGGCCGCCCCTCCCGCGCAATGCGGGAGGGGCGGCAGTGTGTGGTCAGGCGGCGGTGAGGATGATGGCGTCGACGCGGACGGTTCCGGTGGTGCAGATGATGGCGATCTGGGCTGTGGTGGCGTCGGCGGGCATGGTGATGTCCTGGCTCCATGCGCCCCACCCGGAGGCGCGGACCGGAATTGGGATGTCGACCGGCTGGCCAGTGTTGGGGGTGACCACGATGTGGCCCTCCGAGCCGGTCAGCACGGCCGATTGCATGGTCAGGCGCATCGTCTCGAAGGCTTCCACGGTCTGGGTGATCTGTGACCCGGCCGTGGAGCAATAGGCGAAGAGCGCGCCTTCGGGCGGGGCGTTGGTGGATGTGGTCCAGCCCGGCACGGTGATCTTCCAGCCGGTGAAATTGTTCTCGAAACCCCCGTTGGTCAGGAGGTTGTCAAACACCACCCCGGGCAAGGCGGTGGGCCAGGTGTCGGTGGTGGTCCACACGGCGGTGCCCGAGAACGTGTTCGTGGTGGTGGCGCCGGTGATCTGGCCGCCGTTTGTTGCGGTGATGCAGCCGACTCCGCCACTGACGGAGCCGGTGACAGGGATTGTGTGGGGTGGCCGGAATCCGACCGGCAGGGGCGTGGTCAGGACGTTTGTGGTGGCGCCTGATCCGGCTGTCAGTCCCACGGCGACCAGATGCACCACGGCTCCCCAGCGCCGCACCTTGAGGGCGGTGGCGGTCCAGCCGGTGGCCAGCAGTGACCTGATGTCACGGAAGCCTGCGTCAGACACGGCAGGCCCGGTCAGGTGTGGGCCTGACACCACCCCGTCCACCGCGAGCTGATCGCCCTGCCACGTCAGCACCGGCGAATGCCCCGGCTTGCCGGGTGCTCCGTCTTCCGGTGGCGCCTCCCACACGAGCTGGCTACCATCCCAGCCGAGGACCTGACCTGCGGCGGCGCCGGCTGGCACCACCAGCGTGGTCACAGTCGCACCGGAAGGCGGGCTGTAGGGGGCGACGGTCCACAGGTCCAGCGGGGCGTCGGCGGTGTGGGCGGCGGTCACCTCGATGGTGAACGACGGGAAACTGAACGCCGACGCTGAGCCTGCGCTGACCTTCCACACACCGGGCCACAGCAGCAGCCCCCGCTCACCAGACAGGGCGAGGAATCCCTCGCTGTCGAGGTCGGCGGCGATGGTCTCCTGCTGCACCCACGTCGACGGCACGGTGCCGGTGACCACGCGCGTCAGCTCCAGCGGCGTGAACCGCACCAAGCCTTTGCCGACGACCGGGATCGCCTCAGGATCGGTGTCAGGGTCGGCGTCCGTGTCACCCACGGCGCGGATCACACGGCCTACCACATGCCCGAACGGAAGAAACTCGGAGGGAAGCGGCTCAGATGCCATGGTGTCTCCTCATGCGGAAGTGGAGGCCCCCGCGTCCTTGTGGCGCGGGGGCCGGTCGGTGGTCAGTTGGTGGCGACGCCCTCGCCGTCGGGGATGACGGAGGGCTCCTCGGCGGCATGCTCGGGCACGTCGTCAGCATGGTCGACGGGCACGTCGTCTCCGGGCAGTCCTGGGTCGGCCAGCGGCTCGACGGGATCGGTGGACGCGCCGCTTCCGATTCCGGCGACGCCGACCTTGCGGTGCGCCAGGACGGGCACGACTGCCATGGCCAGCGTCAGGGCACCGGACACGATGCCGAGCACCTGCTCGGTCTGAGCACTGTCGATGATGCCGAATGCGCCGAGGGCTGCCAGGATCGCGGCCGCTGCGGCGTACAGGGCCTTCCTCTGGGTCTCGGTCATCACTTGGACACCTCTGCGCCGAGCTTGCGGGCGATATTTGCGATCGTGTGATAGCTGTGGGTCGCGTAGTAGGAGATGCTCCACAGCGCGGTCCTCCAGGGCCACGACGCGGACTTGTCGGGCTTGAAGACCGGGTCATCATTCTTGGCGATACCAGCGTACTTCAACCTCGCGTCCACGAGTCGCTCCATGCGCTGCCAGTCAGCTTCCTTCATTTCATCCTCGTCTTCCTGAGCGGTCGATCCGCTCGACAGAATTGCTGCGACACGGCGGCGGAATGCGCCCATGTCGATTCCCGGGTCGGAGTAGTCACGATCGCTCGCGACTTCCCCGTGTCCTGCGATGCACCCGGCGGTCCAGCCGTGGGCGCGGCAGAGCGCGGCGGCCCAGCGTGCGGCCGTCTCCACCTGCGCCGCGTTGGGAGCCGTGGCGATCATCTCCAGCCCGTACGTGTGCTCGTTCATGTTCTGGAGCGAGCCGCGCCACGCGACAGTTCCGGTGAGCGGGAACGTTTCGTTGATCATCGCGTTCAGGGCCTGATTGCTGTATTGCAGGCAATGATTCGCGCGTCCGGCCGCATTCATCCACAGCGTCCCGTCAGGTGCCACGAATGCGTTGCACTTGTCGGGGCAGCTGGGATCTCCGTTGAGAATGTCGTCAGCGTACTGCTGCACGCTACGGCTGCCGATGTTCCCGGCGGTCTGATGGATGATGATCCCCTTGGGCTTCCATCCCTTCGAGATTCTCCAGATTCCGCGCGACCGCCAGCCCGAGTTCTCGATGATCTTCGGGATCCCGGCCGACTTGACTGCCGCCCATTGCTGATCTGCTGTCAGTGGATTGGCCATGCCCTCCTCCTTCGTGATTGGTGATGCATTCGTGGTGATCCCATCCGCAGACCCACACCCGGCCGGTGCAGTGTCCGTGGGGGACGGCTGTCATGGCTGGTCTGGCCCGAGGCGATCGAGCCGCTCACTGAGGCGCTCCTGCCCCTCACGCAGGTCCCGGTGAGTTTGCTCGGCCGAGTCGCGCACATGAGCGACCTCCTCGCGGGTCTGCGCGCCATCCCGGCGGATGATCCGCAGCTCGTCGCGGATACCGCCGACTGCGGTCTCGACGGAGTGCATCGCTGCGCCGAGCGAATCCACCTTCTCCTCGGTGCGGGCGCTGGCATCCTTCATTGAGGAGCCGTGATCGTGCTTGACCTCGCCGCGAATATCCGACAATGCCTGCCAGCCCTTCGCGATGACCGCCGCGAGTGCGCCCAGCATGATGATCAGCCCCCCTACTGCCGCCCCGATCTGATCCGGTGTGAAATGCATGGTGCCTCACTCGATACAGGTCATGGTGATAGTGGCGACGGCCAGCAGCCACGTGAGATCACGGAGACGGCGCTCATGGGTGGTCATTTCGTGTACCTCGCTCGGAATGGCGTATATGATCCGCCAGAGTACCCGAAAACCCCAGCGTATTTGTGGTTCGTTCCAGCACGAGTACCGAATTGTATGGATTTTATGGCGCCGGATGCGATGCCCGGATACCAGGCAGCCGGAAGTTTCACCCACGTGGTTCCACCATTAGGGATTCGGACGGCGTCGAATTCCTCCGTCGCTGAGGGGACCGACGCTGATGGTGCACCGTCATTCCACGGTGCGGCCGATCGCGCGATCCGAGGCACAAATCCCTCTGGCCATGTCGACGTTGAAGCAGTTACTCCCACCCAAATTGATGCGATGGTCTGCGCGCCTGCAAGGTCGTCACGGATTGTCTGGGGGAACCATACGTTTGTATATGATTGGGACCCACCGGTCCAGGTACCATTACGGGCCCATGTCGCGCCTTGTGACAAGTAACGGCCGTGATCTCCCGGACGGACCTCGAGCACGCCGTCAATCCATGTAGCTGAATTGATTCCGTTCACATAGTCATTCTGAAATGTCTTCACCGGTATTGCGTCGAAGTTACCGTCGGCGAATATGCCGGTGTAGGTGGAACCCATGTCGTTGACGAAGAATCCGCCGGTGGGGTCAATGAGTGACGCTGACCCTGATCCCTGGAAGAGCGCGGACAGCAGGACCCGGCAGGCTGTGGGTTGCGTGATTCCGGTGGGCTGCCAAAGGTACGTGAATGCCACCTGTTGGGAGGAATTGGCGGAGTAGTACGCTGCGGGGGAGAAGATCCCGTATCCTACCGCCGGAGTTGTGAGCGGAGGTTTTCCGACCGTATCGGACCCGTCGGTTCCGAGCAGCGGGCGAAAATACAGAATGAGCCGCCCGGTTTTAGGAATGGCGAATGAATTGTTGACCTGGAATTGATATGTGCGCCCAGGGACTGCCGTGAATTGCAGATCGACAATCGCCGATTCTGTCTGCCCGAGGTTGTTTATAGTGCTGGTGAAATTGTGTCCGGAGACGATCCCCTGAGGTGCCTGCTGGGAGATATCGAGAATGTCGGTGCCGGCGATGGAGATCGAGTTGGTGAGGACCGACTGCGATGTCATCACCCCGTCAGGATCGAAACCGCCAAGAATTTTATTGTCTGCGTCGTAGAATTGCAGCTGGTCGGCAGTGTCGCCACCCAGTACGGTGGCGACGCGCTCGCCGGTAGTGGTGCCGTCGGAGTCGGTGATAGCTCGGACGATCTGCAGCGTCGAGCCGTTGATCTCGATACGCGGCGTGGCGGTGGACGACGGCGAGAACACGCCGATTCCAGACAACGCCCCGGCTGTGATGGTGCCCGCGTCGAGGTTGGCGAGCACGGCGCCGTCGAGGGTGTCGGCGATCCACGCCGTGCCGTCCCAGTGCCACTGCCCGATCACATGGCCGGACACGGTGCCGTCATGGCGCCACCACATGTCACCTGCGGCGTGACCGTCCTGTGTCGGCTCGGTGACCGCATCCCATCGGGTCATGCCGGCGGCCGACGCCGACTCGATGGCCTGGACCACGTCAGGGGCGAGCCCGGACATGGGCACCTCGGCACGCCTACCCAGCACGTCGGACACCGTCCACGTGCCGTCCGCGTTGTCGATGCGCACACTCTCCGCATCCTCGGAGCGCACTCCGTCGACCAGGAGGGGGCGGAGTGCGTGCGGCACCACGGCGGGGATCGTCTCCCCGTCGCCAAGGTCCACCATGGCGGTGACGTCGAGCCGCTCAGGCCACACGTCAAGCCTCACCTCGGCGGGGATGGTCTCGCCCGTGTCGGGGTCGATGGTCTCGACGGGCCAGCCGTCGGGAGCCTCATCGGCCATCGTCACGACGTCCGGGTCGAGCTCGGAAGCGCCATCCGTCACGGCGACGTACTGGTACAGAGTCGCCCCGTCGAGACGGTCGACGGACAGGAGCCCTCCCTCACGGTCCAGGTCGGCCGCATTGACCACGGTCATGTCATGCCCAGTCCAGCCCGTCGCGATCACCCCGCGACGCTCCGACTGGACGGCCGTCACCGTCCCAACCTGCTGACTCATCAGCGGGTCCTTCCTCGTGCTGCGTACTTGATTTTCGGGCGGATCTGCGCATTCCTGCCGTGACTCATGGCCTGCGAGGCGCCCAGCGGGATCGTGAATTTCGTCACCTGCAAATCCCATTCCCATGTCGGTGCCGTGACCCTGATGACGTCGCGCGGCTCCAGATGCGGCACGATCAGTGACTCGAATTCGACATTGATGGCGGCGCGCATCAGGCTGTCCAACGTGCTGTTCGCCAGCGTCTGCGCGGCCCGCTTGTCCGTGGTGTCCGATGTGACATCCTCGCGAATCCAGTACGGCACCCCGCCACGCGCCAAAGACTGCGCAGAGAAAGGATCCGACGGCGCGGCCTTCGCTGTGGCGATGACCTTGTCGTTGTTGAGGACGCGGACGTAGTTTTTAATCGATGACTCGTCGACGGTGACCTTCGGCTCCGACGTGATGTCATCGGCCATCGTGAAATGCCACTTCACGGCCTTGCTGTGGCTCTTGAGGCGACAGATGCCGGCGCCGTCGTACCCGAGCCACGGGTCCGTCCCGGCGCTGCGAGACCCCAGTTCACGGGCCAGTGACTGCAACACGGGCCAGCCCTTATCGGTGCCCGAGATGACGATGTCGCGTGTCGTCCTCGCATTCCAGCTGGTGATCTGCTGGTGCCTCTCACCCATCGCCGACAGATAGGAGGCGATGATGTCGGTCTTTCTGGTGCCCTTCTTAAATGTCCGGGAGATCGACGTGCCCTCATTGAGCCGTGATTCCTTACCGGTGCCGGTGATCGACACCTTCCCCTCGGTGTCATCGGCCTTCGTGATGGGGCCGGTGAAGATCGGAATGCCCACCCACCGGCCAAGCTGGGGAATCCGCACCCGGTAGATGACCTGAACCATTTTGTTGATGAAGACCACCGGCTGTGTCGGGGACGCCGACACCAGGCCGAGCCGATTCGCCGGGTCCAGCACCTCCACCTGGCAGCTGCGCTCCACGTCGGCGCTGGAATCCACATCCACCTGCCCGGAGACCACCCCGTCAGCCTCACCCAGCACCTCATGGTCCATCGACAGGATCCGCACCGTCGTCGATACCGCGTGGTCATGACGAAGACCCTCATTGAGGACCAGCTCATCGGCGGCAGACAGGCCCGTGCCGATCATCAGTCCTCCCCGAAGACGAATCCGCCGGTCTGGTGCCAGTCGAAGGCGACGCTCACCACATGGCCGGGATCCCCCGGGAAGCGCGGCGTCGTGGCCTGAGTGGTTCGCCAGCCCTGGATGTTGTTGACAGCCACAGGGAAGGCCATGTCTGAGACCAGCAGGATGAGCCGCCGTCCAGGGTCCCCCCTCCAGCCCATGAGGATCCTGAACTGCTCCTCGGCAGTCTTCCCGGTGGCGGGATTGCCGACCAGCAAGCCCTTGTGGGTGGCCTCGTAGCCGCGCTGGGCGGCGATGATGTCGACCCGCGCCTTCGACCCGATGGGGGTGAAGGTGGTGCGGTCCTCAGGCATGGACAGTTCGAGGTCCTTGTCGCCGCCGACGATGCACACCTTGTCTCCGGTGATCTCGTCACACAGCCACGTTCCGGGATGCCGGATGATGGCCGTGATCTTCTGCGAGCGGCAGGCGACGCCGTTGACGATGGCGAAGATGGTCCACGTGTGAGGGCCGTTCGGGGCGGTCTGATCGGTGACCTCGTACTGGTCGCCCTCGACGAGGAAGTCGAGGCTGGGGTGGCGAGTCAGCAGCATGTTGTCGCGGTAGATGTCCCAGCGGTCCGGCACTTCGGATCGGGTGAAGCGAAGGGTGACCGACGGTAGCGGCGCGTTGTCGGTGAGCGTGATGTTGCGGGGGATCTCGATGTCGTCGGACGGCGCGAAGGTGAACTCCTGCCGTGCAGAGGCGTAGATCGGGAGTCCGGGTGTGGCCTCGCGGTCCCGCCCGTCCCACACGTCAACGATGATCCGCACCGTCCCCGCGTCTGCCAGACCCACATCTGGGGTCCATGACGTCTCGGCGGAGACGACCGTGCCCGACGCGGCGACGACGCGCCACGCCGACCCCTCCAGCACGCTCACCGAGGCACGCCAGCGCGCCTGCGGCATGTCGCCCGACGTGGCCCACTGGATCACCGGCGTCGGATCGGCGAACGTGCCGCCGTCGGGCTGTACCAGCGACACGGACAGGCGAGGATGCCACTGCCACGACACCGGATCGGACCACGCCGACCACAGACCCGCGGAGTCCTGATTGCGCACGCGCCACCACCGCAGCGTGTTCTGAGCGGGCACGGGGCACGACGTCGTGGCGAGGTCCAGCTGGGTCTCCGTCAGCGGCAGACTGCCCGAATCCCACAGCGGAGCCCCGAAACTGTCCTCGGTGGAGGCCACCTGCACTTGAGCCGCACCCAGACCCGTCGCTCCCGCATGATCCCAGAAGGACCAGCGTAGGACGGGCAGAGCGACACCCGTCGCCTGACCTGTTGACGGCGCCAGCTGATCCGGCGGAAGCGGGGCCTCCGTCCACTCCACATCCAGCACCGGATCGAGCGCGGCGGACATGTTGCCCTGAATGTTGATGTCGCTGGTATTCGTCGTCGAAATGATGAATCCGTTGAATCCGTAGCCCGAGCCGACGGTTTGCATCATGTCGGTGACGTCGAAAGTCCACGCCGCATTCTCCGCCAGTGGTGCCGGCTTCGTCAGCGATACCTTGTGCCCGGCCGCGCTGGCCCTGGTGTTCCAGTTCATCAGGCCGATGCCCACCGGAAACGGGGTGGCCAGATCCACGCCCAGATTCACCGTGCCTGAGCCCGTCACCTTCCGCGTCCTGAGCGTCAGCTTGGCCGACAGGACGTTAGCTCCCGTCCGTGGGAACGGATTCGAGAACCAGAGGTACGTGAACTTCACATGCGACGACTGATTCGAGACGCTGAGATATCCGGTCTTCTTGAAAAAGTTCGACGTGGGCGCCTGCTGAGACACCCACGTCGACCACGTCACCCGCAAAGACGTACTCATCGGCCGATCCTCGCCATCATCTGCTCCCGATCCTCTGCACTGTCAATCCCGGCGCCATATCCCTCGATCCGCATCCTGCCGACAAGGGCGTCGTTGACGTCCTTGACGATCAGGGTGTCTGGCATTTTGATGGCAGCTCCCGTCATGGCGGTCGGGGTGACCGCCCTCTTCGGCTGGGCGATGGTGCGCAGGCGGAGGATCTTCTCCGTCTCGTCGCCGTTGTAGACCCGGCTGCCCTTCATCAGGTTGCCCATCTGCGGGCCTGCGACGATCTCGGGGCGCCCGTCCTCCGACAGCGGGGCGAACATGTCCCGGATCACCGACAGCGTTCCCTTCTCGTAGCCATGGCCAAATCCGATCACGTTTCGCCACCTGGCACCGCCATGCTGGGCGAAAGCCGCCCGCATACCAACAATGAGGTTTTTCAGCGGGTTCATCCAGTTGGACATGAACGGGCCCTGATCGCGGCCGAAATCGGCCCACGTGACACCTGGAACCTGAACCAATCCACGGGCAGGATCGCCGCGCTGCACGTTGATATCCCTGAGCGCAGAGGACTGGACGAGGTTGGGGTTGCCCCCGGATTCGGTCATGATCTGCTTGAGCCACAGATCCTCGTCCGCCTTACCGCCGCCGATCCCGGTGATCCGCAGAGCCTGGGCGACCATGGACCGCCACGACTCCATGTTCCCGGCCTTGCCTGATTGGGACGCCCCGAACATGCTCTTGATCTTGTCGACAGTGAGCCCGAGGAGTTTCGACGGCACCTTGGCGACCATCTGCGTGAAGGTGTTGTTGCCGACCTTCTTGAGGACGGAGCCAGCCCCGGAGACGAGACCGGACATCTTGTTCTTGATCCAGTCCATAGGGCTGGAGAACTTCCCGAACAGGGACGCGACAGCCGATCCGATCTGCCCCAGCCACGACCCACCGGAGCCCGACGGGACGCGGTACGGGTCAGGCTGGCCACTGCCGCGCAGGCCATTCCCGCCGTGCAGGTAGTCGCTCCACTGGTAGATCGCCGACCCCCTGGGTGTGCCAGCGCCAGGCCCGGGGACTCCGTGGACGTGCCAGCTGAAGCCCTGCTTCGGGCCGCGCACCCACGCCGCCCAGTTCTGCCGTCGCAGCGCGTCACGGACCGACCACAGCCGAGTCCCGCCCGCCGGCCCAGACACGTCCACAGCGTCACCGGCATGGGAAGTTCCGGACAGGCCATTGGCGGCGTTCCAGCCCTGCTGTGCCAGCTGGAACATCCATCCCAACGACTGCGCAGCGGCAGTCACCCGGGACGCCGCAAGCGGAGTCAACCGCCCACGGCCGCCCACGTACCCGCCCGACTTGAATCCGGGCAGTGCGTGCTTCCACGCCTCCACGCCAGTGGGGCCGCCCATCTGCGAAGTCTCGCGCTTGGTGAGCACATACTCGCCGGCGTGCACAAGCCCGGCGGCCTGGTCGGCAGGACCGTCTCCGGTGAAGCCTCCCTCGCGGAACCCCTTCGGGATCGGCACCTTGGGCATCGCCTTGGCGCCGAGCTTTCCGGCGACCCAGTTGAAGCCCGAGATAAGGCCGTCGTTGATGACGGTCTTGAGCACGAAGGAGATCGGCTTCTTGGCGACGTCCTTCAGTCCACCCCACACGCGGCCGATCCATCCGACGGCGGCCTTGAACGCGCCCTCGATTCCGCCGAGTGCGCGGTTGATCCCGGTGCTGACCGACGACATGGCCGCCGACGCGATCGACTTGACGCGGTTGAAGCCGGCGCCCCAGACGGCCTTGATGACATTCATCACGCGCGTGATGACCATCTGCACCTGGAGGATCTTCACCGAGACGTTGTGGTGGATCGCTCCGAAGATCGCCGAGACCTTGGAGGAGATCCAGCCCCACGCTGCCGACCAGACCGCCTTGATAGCGTTGATGGGCGGCATGATGACGTTGCGGATGACCCACATGCCCGCCGAGATGACGGTCCGAAGCTGCGTCATGAATCCCGACGCGACGAACTTGAGAGCGGTCCACAGCCCGTTCCAGACGATCTTGACGCCGTTGATGAAGTTGGTGAAGACCAGCTTGATGAGCCGGAAGTACACCGAGAAGATGGACTGGAGCGCCTTGAAACCCCAGCTGTTCGTCAGTGCGGTCCACAGGGTCGACCAGACGCCCTTGACGGCGTTGACGCCGCCGGTGAAGACAGCCTTGATGCCGTTCCAGATACCGGTGAAGAACGACCCGATGGCCGAGAACCCGGCCTTGATGCCGTCCCACGCGCCCTTGAAGAAGTTCACGAAGGGGCCGGAGAACCAACGGCCGACGGCGAGCGCGGCGTTCTTGACGCCGTTGAGGGCACCGTTGACGATGTTGCGGAAGCGCTCGGATTGCGTGTAGGCGTAGATGAATCCGGCAACCAGCAGCCCGAGGGCGGTGATCACCAGCCCGATGGGGTTGAGGCGGAACGCGATCCCCAGAGCGTGGAAGGCCCGGTTGAAGGACGTGATGGCAGTCGAGCCCTTCTTGAAGGCTGTGACAGCTCCCCCGAGGGTCTTGACAACCCCACCGATTCCGGACGCGATCGACGTCGCCACCGACAGCGCCTTGAGTGCGACGACGGCCCCGAGGATGGAGGCGGCGACGGTGCGCCAGATAACCGGATGAGCCTTGAGGCTGTTGCCCAGGGCGTTGAACAGCGGCGTGAGCACCTTCATCACGGCCGACAGGGCACCCAGCGCGGCCCCGCCGGCCAGCTTGGCAGCTTCGGCAGCCATGGGGCCGAAGGCGGAGACGACGCCCTGCACGGCTGTCTTGACCGACGACCCGAAGTCAACGAAGGTCTGCCTCAGTCGCAGCAGAGTGCCGATGACCGGGGAGTCCTCCTCGATGCCCAGAGCCTTGCCCAGGCCGGACGTGAAGTCTCCCTTGGCCATCAGGTCATACAGGCCCTTGATGGTGGTGAAGGCCGACCCGATACCCGAGGAGACCTTGGCGCCGACACGCTCGGCCGCCGGTCCCATGGCGTCGATCTGGCCGGTCAGGCCCTTGAAGGCGCCCGGCATCTGCTTGAAGGCTCCGCCCATCACCGAGGCGGTGAGGCGTCCGAGGGCCGCCTTGGCGTTCGCCATGGCGCCGGAGAAGGTGTCACCGCTCGACTTGGCCGAGCCACCAAGCCCGACCTCCATGGCCTTCTGGAAGTCAGCGAAGGATATCTTGCCCTTCGAGGACAGGTCGGAGACCTCGGCGGTGGTCTTGTGCATCGTCTGCGACAGGAATTGCAGAACGGGCACGCCGGAGCTGGTGAGCTGGAGCAGGTCGTCGCCCTGGAGCTTGCCCTTGGCCGCGACCGATCCGAAGATGGCGCCGATGTCGGTGACCGACCGGCCGGCGATGGTGGCAGTGTCGGCGACCAGGGACAGAGTGTGCTCTAGATCCCGGCCCGGCTTGATGCCCGAGGCGGTCATCGATGCGGCCACAGTGGCCGCATCGCCCATGCCGTAGGCGGTGCCCTTCACCGAGGCGAGGGCGTTGTTGAGGATCGTCTTGGTGGTGTTGGCAGAGTTGCCCAGCCCGGTGAGCTTGGCGGTGGCCTGGTCGATGGACTGGAGGCGTCCGAAGCCGGACTCCAGCCCAGACTTGATGGCCCCGATTCCGGAGGTGAGCGCAGAGCTCGCAGCGTTGCCGAGGAAGGACGCCTTGAACATCGCCCCGAAGGAGGCCAGCCCCGACTTGGCGCTGGACTGGAAGCCCGTGCCAAATCGTGCCCCGGACTCGTCGCCTGCGATCTTGGCCTGCGACGGGAAAGCCTGGAACGGGTTGCTGCGCTTTGACAGCGAGCTGATGGAGGACCTGAGCCGCGACATGGCGCCGGAGCCCTTGGTGGCGGCCTGCTCGGCGGCAGTGCCTGTCTGCTTCTGGGCGCTGGCCTCGGCGGCTGCGGCCTTGGCAACCTCCTCGGAGGCCTTGGTGGCCTTCTTCTTGGCCTCGGTGGCCTGCTCGTCGGCCCGGGTTGACTGCTGGCGGGCGCTGATGAGGCGATCCTCGGCGGCCTTGACCTGCGAGGATCCCTCGGCGTACTTCTGCCTGGTCTCGCTCAGGCGGGTCTCGGCGACGTCGACCTTGCGAGCCGCGGAGTCCTGCCGCTGAGAGGCCTCCTCTGCGGCCTTGGCGGCCTTGTCGTAGGCGGCTTTGGCCGTGTCGGTGGCCTTCGAGGTGCGCTGGGCGGCCTGTTCGGCGCCCTTGCCCATGCCGTCGGAGACGGACTTGCCGGTGGCGGCGGCGGTCTTGTCGGCGTCCTTGGCCCAGCCGTTGAGGGTGGCCTTGGCGGAGGCGACGGACTTCTCGAAGTCGGAGGTGTCGAGGGCGATCTTGCCGGACAGGGTGCCGAGATCCAGCGCCATGGGTCACTCCTCGATCAGTAGGGCTTGCAGTCGTGTGGCTGGGATGGGGCGCACCTCGAAGCCCTCCTCGGTGGGCGCGACATAGCGGGACATGGGGGCGGTGACCAGCGAGACGATGCGGGCCTGCAATGCGGCCCACGGCATGTCCCATCCGTCGGCCCACATGTCGATGCCGAAGCGCTCGGCAAGGTCGGCCTCGATGTCGTCCCAGTGGGACCACACGACGTCCCACGGGTCGGGCCCGGCGGGCTCAGGATCGCGCCAGATGCGCGGCAGGCCCGCCGGGTTGTCATCGGTTACTTCGACGAACTGGTCCTCGGCTTGCGGGCCGGGGTCTTCTTCGCCGGGGCCTTGCGGTCCTGCGGCCTGGCCGCCCCGGTAGGGTTTGCCAGCAGCTCCTCGGCTGCACGGCGGGCGTCCTGGGCGGTCTCACCGTCCATGGGGGTGATCCAGCGCAGCACGGCGGCGCGTGCCACGTCGTACTCGGGCTTGGACAGGTCGTTGAGCATGGCGACGTTGATGTCGAGGCCGAAGAGCTCGTTGCCGATCTCGAACTCGCCCAGGTTCTCCGGATCCTCGACGCCGAGGTCTCGCAGGCGGGACATGATCTGCTCAATGTCCTCGTCGGACAGGTCGTCCTGGCCGGCGGCGGCGAACATGGTGTTGACGCGCAGGGCGCTGATGGCCTTGAGGGGGGTCACGTTGTAGCCCTTGCCGAACGGGATGTGCAGGGCCCGGTTGATGGTGGCGGAGGCGGGAGACTTCTTGGGGGCGGTCATGATGATGTCCTTCGGCTGGGGGTTGGCTGGGGTGGCTGGGGATAGAGAAGCCCCCGTGATCCCCAGCCGGATCACGGGGGCAGCTTGTGGGGGTCGGTCAGGGGGCGGGGGTGGCGTTGGGGGCCGGGTGGGCGATTGACAGCCGCTTGCCGCGTCCGGTCAGGTCCACTGTTGCGGTGCGCAGCGCTTTGTTGTCGCCGCCGTCGTCGGCCCACTTGACCGCCGCGAAGCCTTCGTAGGCCTCGATGCGCGGCATGGAGTCGGGTCCGGAGGCAGTGCCGTCGCCGCCCATCTCGTACCAGCGGACGTGCACGACGCCCGCGTTGTTGGCGAGCAGGAAATCCTGCCCGGGGTCGTAGGCGACCGAGGCGGCTTGGCGGGCACGCTTGATCTTCACCTGAATGGACCACGACTTGGAGACGGCCATCTCCGAGGTCCAGCCGTCAGAGGAGAAGTCCGTGTCGTCGGTGGTGTCGACGTCGGTGGTGGCCTTGAAGTCTGTGATGCCGTTGACGGCGGTCCAGGTCGGGGTTTCGGTGCCCGACGTGTCGACGTCGAAGTACCAGTCCTTGTTGAGCGCGGTGTTTCCCAGCTCAACCCTCACGGTGGCGGTGTCAGCCATTGTTCTTGTTCCCCTTCGGCTTGTCGCCCTTGGAGGGCTGAGATTCTGCGGGCTTGTCGGGTTCGATGACCCGCCATCCCTTGGCCTTCATGGCGTCGACGATGGCGGGCTGAATGTTCATCACGTCTTCGCCCTTCTTCATGTTCGGCATCAGATGCCTCCTAGTGGTAGTGAGGTGTCGCCCTGGGCAGGGTGACGTAGTAGTTGGTGGACCATTCCCAGCGCTTCGAATCGTCCTGTCCGAGTGGCGCCGATGACTGGGCAAGGCATCTGGTGATCGGGACCTGCCCGATGGATCCCTGCCGGTTCTGGAGGATCTCGAAGACGTCGCGGTCGATGGCGCGCACAGTGTCGGGCCTCGCCCCGGCTGCCCTGGTGCGGACCTGAAGTCCGACCATGTCGTCCTCGTCGCCCGCCCCGGCCGAGATCGGGTAGACGGTGAGGACGATCACAGAGTCAGGGCTGGCGGGCATGGCCGAGTCGATGATGACCGGCCTGTCGGGATTGGGATGGTAGGCGCCGTCCGGGTTCCACAGGCCGATCCCTGCCGCCGACAGCAGGCCTGCCGCCTCGGCGATCAGGAGACTGTTCGGGTCGGTCATTGCCACGCCCTCCCGATGGTCTGCGCGAGGATCTGACGGCAGCCCTGCTGAACGTCCGGATCGTTCATCGGGGCCTCCAAGAACTTCGCCCGGCGGCCCGGATCGTGCCGCCAGTTGAGTTCCTCGTGCTGACGGGCGGCATACGGGGTGTCGTAGGACACCGCTGCCGTCTTTCCCACGCCGTCGATGGAGACGGTGCCAGAGCGTTGCAGCGTGCCCTCCTCGATGGGCACCAGGTCGGTGGCCTCGGCGAGGATGTACTCGGCTGCCAGCTGGAGGCCGCCGGAGACCTGCCCGAGGGTGTCGGCCTCCAGCCGGTCCAGCGAGACGAGGATCTGCACCGGGCTGAAACTCATTTGAGGTTCACCTCCGCGTGCTGCCATGCGCCGAGTCCGCCGTCGTCATGGGTGGCCGTGGCGAGCACGTAGGAGACGTGCCCGGACGGCAGTGTGACCCTGGAGTCGGGCGGCGCGTCGATCCCCGGCGGCGCGTAGACGGTGGTCTGTGAGACGACCTCCGACCCGTCGAGTGCCCGGACGAGCTGGCGGGTGTCCTCGATGAGGCAACGGATCGTCTGTGCAGGTCCGTACACGTCGCCGTACGGCCCCGTGCCGGTCAGCGGTTCCACCGTGACCGTGTGGGGCATCATCCACTCTGGCAGGTCCATGTCATCCCACCAGCCACGGCACTACCGGCAGAAGACCGGCCTCGGTGAGGATCGCCAGAGCATCCACAGACACCCCGTCAGCGGTCAGCCGCGTCTCCTGCGACTCAGGCGACGACGAGGCCGCCAGTGTGTAAGACGCGCTGCCGATCTTCGCGGAGGTGATCCGGTCAGCCGACGGTCCCGCCGCCGACTTCTTGGATGCCGCCACGTTGGCGTGGACCTGGGCCACCGTGGCATCTAGCAGCGCCCCGGCAACGTCTGGCTTCGTGATGTCGAAGGAGGCGCCGTGGAGGACCGTGGTGATCTGACGGGAGGCCAGCTCCACGCCATAGTCGTCCACGATGTCATCCGGGTGGGCGCCTTTGCAGTCGGCCACGGTGGCCCAGGTGGTGGCCATGTCATCCCTTCCTAGCGGTCTTCTTCTTCGGGGTCTCGTCCGGCTTGTCGTCGGACGGCTCAGGGTCCGGGGTCTCGTCCGGCTTGTCCCGGTGGCGGTGCAGCATCATGCCCATACAGATCACGCCCCGGCGGTGATGGTGATGTCGACCACGCCGTCGTCTGCGATCCGCTTGACGGCGTAGTGCAGATTGGTGGTGACCACCGTCTTGCGGTCGAGGATGTCGCGGTCCTGCTCGACGATCGGGCGCCGCTTGTAGAACAGGCCGAGGCTGTTCTGCTTGAGCAGAAGGGCCTTGTTGGCTGCCAGGCGGTCGGTCAGGTAGAAGTTCAGGCCATTGCGAGTGCCCAGCATCCCCGACTGGATCACCGTGTTTCCGCCGGAGGTCTGACCGGCCTGAATGAACTTCTCGTCGTTCAGCATCACCTCAGCGGCGGCCGAGTTGATGAACATTCCGGCGAACTCGGCGGGATCGTAGTCGTCGCCGAACAGCAGGGTTGCCTTCACCAGGTTGGCCCATGTGACCCCTCCGGTCAGGGTGATGCTGAACGGCTTTGAATCGGTGGAGGTGGTGCCGTCGGCATAGGAGATGCCTCCGGTGATGACCTGGGTGGCGGCTGCGATGAGATCCTTGTCGACCTTGCGGGCGGACAGGATGCCGAACTGGCGGATCGCCTCGTCCTGGACGTTCCCGATGCCGGTCAGCTTGGCACGATCAGACCACTCGGCGGCCTTACCGGCCTCCTTGATGACAGCCTTGCTGTTGGACTGGGTGAGCTTCTCGGGCACCAGTGACTTGTTCTCGTCGATGTCCTCCATCTCGGAGAGCTGGCCCCACTTGGGGAAGTCGATGGTGTCGCCGGGCTGCCCGGCGAGCCGGTCATCGGTCAGGACGGCCGAGCTGGTGCTGACGATGGCCTTCTGCTTGAACTTGGCCTGAGCCAGATCGGCCCAGACTTCCGGCCTGTACAGGTCGGTGGACATGGTTGTGGTCATGATGTGCGCCTCCTAGGCGGTCAGTTCCCGGACAGCTGCGTGTACAGGCCGGGGTTGGTGATGTAGAGCTGGTTCTTCTCGGCGCCGCTCATGGCGTCGAATCGCTCCTTGGTGATGGCCTGAGGACCGGACCCGCCGATCTCTGAGCCGGACTTGCCGACCGCCTGGGTGGCAAGGAATGGGTTGGAGGTCTTCTGCTCGGTGATGAGCTGGTCGACCTGAGTCTGGTAGTCGTCGGAGCTCGGGTCGAGCTTGCCGACAGCCGAGGTGAACGGGGACCAGTTGAGGAGCTTGTCCGCGTCAGCACCGAGGGCTCCGGCGCGACGCAGCACCATGTTCTCGGCGGCCATCTGGGCGATTGAGGCGTCCTTCTTCGCTGACTCGGCCTGAACGTCCTCCAGCGACACCTTCTTGGAGCCGTCCTGCTCGACACCGAGGGCCGCCAGCACCTTCGAGAGGGTGTCGTTGCGCGCCTCGTCGGCGGCGGCCTGCTTCGCGTTGACGCGCTGCTTGCCCGCCTCCTTGCGCGCCGACTCGACCTCGCGGGTCAGCCGGGCGATGGCCTGCTCCGGGGTCTCCTGCTGCTCGCCCCTGTCGGGCTGCTGGGCATCCTGAGTCTGACCCTGCTGGGCCTCCTCGGATGCCTGCTCTCCGGCCTCGGTGCTGCCGTTCTCGTCTGCCATGGTTCCTCCTGGGTCCCGTGCGTGCGCCCGTCCTGCGGGCATGGTGAACAGCCCCTGAGCGTGTGCTCGGGGGCTGGGATTGATGGGGTGAGCTAGTGGGCCTTGCCCGACTGCTCCCTGTAGTTCAAGCGCTTGGTGCCGGTGGTGGCGACGTTCTTGCGCGCCTCGGCCTGCCACGCCTTGATCTTCGCGTCCGCCTTGGCCTTCGCCTCGTCGTCCATGGCGACCGCGCGACGCCGCTTCCACTCGCGGATATGCCGCTCGATGGCCCGCTGGCGTTGCTTGTCGGCGTAGCCCTGCTCGTCGGTCGTGGCGGGCTTGATCTTCGTGATTCCCGGGAAGTAGGCGGAGACGCTGTGGGTGCAGTTGGGATGTAGCAGCCCGGCCGCGCGTGCCTCGTCCAGCGTCCCTGCGATCTCCACGTCCTCGTCTACATGTGGGGCACCGGACAGGCTGAGTATCTTGTGCTCCCAGGGGGCGCAGGCTGGGCACTCGCGCGGCGAGTCGGAGACGTAGACCAGATCCTGCCCGAGGCGCGCCAGCCGGTCCACATGACCGTCGACAGCGGCATGACCGGTCGCCGTCCTCGTGGCCATCTCGGCGTAGGAGTCCATGCCCCACTGCCGCCCGGCCTTGTCGGTGAATCCTGAAATCCCCTTGGCTGCGAATGAGTCGAGTGCTGTCTGTGTGGCCTCGCGCCGGGTCTGCGTGCCCAGCAGCACCTGAGGCGCCGACCGCGCGATCGTAGACCGGTAGATGTCCTCCGTGGACCGCAAGATCGCCTTGTGGCTGGCGACGACGGTGGCGGCGGTCTCGGCGGCGAGCTGTTGCACGGCGGTGAGTCCGGCAGGGTTCGCACCCTCGGCCACGGCGGCCACCAGATCCCGTGAGGCCTGAGCATCGGCGGTCGCGGTGGCGGCACCACGGTTCCACGCCTTGAGGATGGACTGCACGATCTCCTCGACGGCGCGCGGAGTGAGCCTGTTCAGATCACCGCGCGCCCGTGCCATGACCAGTTGGAGCTCGGCCAGCTTGCGCTCTACCCAGTCCGGCGCGTCGAGGCCCTGAGCCAGCGCCCGTGCGATCCGTTCGAGCAGGATCTGCTCGGCGTCGCCGTACAAGGTGCGCAGCGTCTCGGCGAGACCCTCGGCCATGGCGGGAGAGACGGGCATCAGGCCTCCTCGGCGCCAGGCTTCACGTCGTCGAGGCTAGCGGCCTGCTGGGCCACCTGCGCGGCGGCCTGACGGCCCACCTCCAGCGGGTCCGGAACCGCGTTTGCGGAGTCGATGGTCTCGGCCTCGGCGTCGACCTGATCGTCGTCCCAGGTGGGATGCACGACCTTGACGCGCTCCCTCGTGGAGGCCGCCTGTGCTGACAGCATGGTCTGTGCCACCTGGGCCAGCTCCAACTGTGTGGGCTGGACGGCATCAGGGAACTCGACCTTGCTGTTTGCCTCACCAAGCCCAGCCAGACGGCACGTATAGTCGAGCATGTCCTCCAGCGGGTTGGTCCAGTAGCGGATCTTCTTGCCCCGGGTGGTGAGCGACCTCTCGCGCTTGGCTCGCACTTCGGTGGCCGTCTGCGCAGATCCGCTGTCGTCCATCCCGAAGGAGGCCACAGAGTAGCCGGCCGACTGGATGGCCTGCTTCACGGCGGCGTCGATCACCCGCAGATGCTCCTCGGAGCGGATCGCGAACTGCTTCGCCTCAACGCTGCTGCCGGTGCTGTTCGGTGGCATGTTCATGCCTACGTACAGTTCCCGCTCGAAGTCGAACGTGGATCCGGAGCCGGGGCCGTCGATCTGTTGAAGGTAGGCCTGAGGGACGATGATGCGCGCCTTGCCCATCTTCACGTCGCGCATCAGCGAGGACCACGCCTCATCCACAGCGTCAAACAGGGCAGCAGTACCACCGCTGTAGTCGGACGCTCCCAATGGTCCGCTGTCGGGATTGGGGCGCATGTTCGGCACGTAGAAGGCGCTCATGCCGGGGGTCGGCACCGAGGCGTTGGCATCGACGGCGAGGTCTGCGGTGGCGGGCTGGAGAGTCAGCTCACGGTGGATGCCGAGCCGCGTGTCGGTGCCCTCGAACAGGGCGTGCTCGATGCCGTCGGCCGTGTGCTCCTGGATGTGACGCCACACGGTGCCGCCGGAGCGGGCCACCTCGTCCCAGAACTGCACGGAGACCAGGCGTCCCCAGCGGAATGTCGGGATGGCGTGCGAGGCGTCGACGAGATCCACGATCGGATCATCGGACACCTCGGGGTCGGTGACCACGCGCAGCCACGACGAGCCGGTGGCGGCCCCGCGCTCGGCACTCTCGGACAGGAGGGCTGGCAGGTTGTTCTCGTCCATGATGTCGACGAGCCGCGCCTTGCCCGACTCGGACAGGCTAGTGTCGATGCCCAGCTCCTGCGAGAACAGCAGGTCCGCGCTGGCGGTGGCGATGTCGCCGGCGAGCGGGATGTGAAGCTTGCCGCGACTGCTCGACGTGTCGTCGACCGGCTCGCCCCACCACATGCGGTGAGCCCAGCCGACCAGCCCGCCGGACCATTCCGAGCCGTCACTGCGTCGGTAGACGTGCGGGCTAGACGGCGTGCTGTAGGCGGAGCCGACCGAGTCGCCGCCGTAGGCGTATGCGGTGGCCAGCTTGCCCGGGTCGCCCGAGTACCAGGCGTCCCACTCTGCGATGCGGCGCAGGGCCTTCTCCTGGTCGCGCGGTGGCCACGGCGCGCCAGCGGGATAGACGATCACGCAGCCTCCTCAATGGGGATGGATGGGAAGTAGGGGGACCAGGCGAACCTGGAGCTGAGCACGGCGTAGCGCATGGCGTCACAGGCGTCGTCGTTGAGCTTGACCGGCGCGTCGACGCCCCGCTCGACGGCCTTCGAGTCCCACACGTAGCCCGGTATCTCATTGATGAGTTCACGGCATGCGCTGGAGATCTTGAGGCGACCCGTGGCAAGCATCGAGGCCACGGTGCGGATCCCGTCGAGCACTGAGTTGCTCGCATCGGCGACGTTGGAGAGGCCGTCCTGGAAGAGCTGGAGCTTGAAGGACGCGGCGGCCGGGTCGCAGTAGATCCACTCAGGGTGAGGCTGTGAGGCCATCCATGCCCGCAGGTCGGCCGAGTATCCGGCGTCGGTCTTGATCGTCGGCGCCCACTCTGCGACGACGTACAGGCACGGCTCGGGCTGTCTGGCGACCCCCAGCAGATAGCCGCGGGTCGGGTGGTTGGTGCCGTAGTCGATCCCGAACGCCGGGAAACGCACCAGCTCGGGAAGGCTGCTGGCGTCGACCACATGCTCGGACTCGTCCCACATGTCGTAGATCGCGCCGTCAGCCTGGACCCATCGGCCGAGGATGAACCGCTGATACCACAGGCCGACATACTCACGCTTGATGGACTCCACGTAGCCCTTAGTCAGGCTCGGGTTGTCGTCGAGGGTGAAGTGCTCGACACGCCAGTCGGGCATCTCACGGTCGATGAGCACCTTGAGCCAGTGCTTCGGCCCCTCTGGGTTCGTGGTGCCGAACAGCCGCGACGTCGGGGTCGACATGCGGGCCAGCATCTGGAGGAAGAATCCCTCGGGGACGGTGGTGACCTCGTCACCGTAGGCACCCAGCACGGTGAGGCCTCGCAGCACCTTCTCGGCCTGGACGTCGTGGGCGCCCATCACGTAGACACGGCGACCCAGGATCGAGACCGTCGGCGCGCCGTAGTTGCCGGACACCATGCCGGCCATGTCACCGAACAGGCTTGTGTCCTGGAGCGGTCCGATGCAGTTGCGCCACACCGAGTCACGAGTGCGCCCGAACATCACCAGATCGCCGGACTGCTCGCGGACCGCGGCGATGAACAGCAGCCAGCGGACCAGTGACCCGATGGTCTTGCCGGACCGCACCGAGCCGTGCCAGAGGTTCACGCGAGCGCTCGCCTCACGGATGGACCGCTCCTGCTTGGGTGACAGGTCGAAGGCCTCACTCATCGGTGGCCCCGGTCGGCTCGGCGGTGTCGTCGAGCCCCATGCGGCCTGCCAGGTTGGTGAGCAGCGACGCCGCAGACTCAGCGGCCGGGTTGTCGATGCGCTCCAGATCCGAGGCGGCCTTACGAGCGCCCACCAGACTGTTGGTGATCTGGAGGAGATCGCGGGCCGGGATGATGCTGACCGGAACCTCAGACTCGATGCCACCCTCGCCCTTGAGGACCGAGAGCGGGGACTTGTCCTCGATTCGATCGAGGTAACTGTCCACCACGTCATAGAGCCGCTCCAGCTGGCTGGCCCTGCGTGCTGCGAGGTCGATCTTGTGCGCCCTGACGGCCTTCTCGGTGGCTGACCGGTTGAAGGACAGGCCGGCGTCGTTGACGACCGCTGTGACATCTGCCGGGCGGATGTTGAGTCGGCGTGCTATCTCGTTGCGCCCGACTCCCCGCTCTGCCAGCTCGACGATCTGGCGCCGCTTCGCAGGGGTGAGCTTGCGGGGATGGCCGCTCTTACTCGCGGCCATGGCTCCTCCCGCGGGGTGTAGATGATTCTGGACTGCGACCCCGGTGTCGGGAATCGTTGACGTGTGCCTCCCGGCAGGGACGCCGTGGCCCCTGTGTGGTGTCCGCTCCCTGTGAGGATCGGCGCTGCCCTGCCGGGTGGATTGACCCCCGCATGTGGTCACCAGGCGGGGAGCTGGTCGCGGATGCCCTGTCCGCGCAGTGGGGGAGCCGGAAAGGAACAGCTCCGCGACTGGCCACGATGGCCCCACCCTCGGTGCTTGGTTGACGACGTCGCACGCGCTCATGGGTGGGGAAGAATGTGCCCCGCCTGCCTGACCCGGATCGGTTGACTGATTCGGTGGCGGGGCTGATCCCGGTGGAGGGTTCCAGTCTCCGTTGATCCGGAATCTAAGTGCCCCCGTCGAGTGTGACCTCGGCGGGGGCTGCCCTTGCGGGCTTCACTGAACAGCTGCGGCGGCGGGACCAGTTACGCCGCCCGTTTTTGGGCGCACTTGACGCCCACTCGGGAGGATATCAGATCGTTGCACCGGATGCATCAGGACGCGCGCTCTGATGCGTCGCGTGCATCAACGTCCTCGGCGATGTCGGGCCACAGCAGCGCGATGACGTGCCACGGGTCGAACAGTCCGGCGGGCTTGCCGGGCTTGCCGGTGCGGATCGTGGCGACCGGTCTGGCCTTCGCGGGCCGGTCAGTGGTCCAGTGCCGGAGCTTCGGTTCGGTGAGCCCCGGCAGCTCGGCCACCATCTCGGCGGCGGTCATGAGCGGGTGCCGGCGCCAGGTGGCGACGATGGTGGACGCGCCGGGGAACTCGTGGGTGAAGGCCTGCCATCGTGTGGCCTCGCAGACGAGCATGTCGCCCTGCTCGATGCACGGCGCGCCGCAGGTGGGGCAGTGGGGACGCCGTGGCGCTCTCAGCCCGACCGTCCGGCAGAGGGCGCGGTAGCAGTCATCCAGCGTCATGCTCGACATCTGGAGGTCGAGTTCGTCCAGCTGCGCGCGCGACGTCTGCCAGATGCCGGCGAGCCATGCGCATTCGGTGGCCCATGTGGGTGTGCCAAGTGGCTGCGGGTGGGCGGCGCGGGTGGCCGGGTCGACGCCCTCCCAGATAGGCCGTGAGCACCACAGGATCAGGGTTCTCAGTTCACCGCGCGCCTCGGTGGTGTCGTCGGCCACGTCGATCAGATCGAGCCGTGCAGCGGGCCGTGAGCCTGCGCTGTGGGATCGCTGAGCCCTGCGGTCGCCTGATGGGTTGCGGGTCTGCCCGAGCTCGACGGCCTGGGCTGCGAGGAGGGGCATCTGACGGAGTCGGTCGACGGGGGCCCACGGGTCGATCCACTCGTCCGGGCCCCATGTGGTGCGGTCAGTCATCGGCATCCTCCTTGTGCGCGCGCTGGTCCTCTGCGGACTGAGACGTGACCAGCTCGGGCTCACCCGTCTCCCCGGTGAGCGGCTGGGGGTCGCCAGGCTTCCACCATCCGTGACCGCCGGATCGCTCTTGCCGCAAGCCATCCATGGCGCGGCTGATCATCACCCTCAGCTCGGGCTGGACTCGGTGGCTGCTCATGACTGGCCCCCTGCCTGGTTGATGAAGTTGATCAGCAGCGCGAGGGACTGGTCCTCGGTGAATCCGGCCTCGCGGTAGACGCTGAACATCAGCCGCATCGACGCGGCCGCATTGCGCGCGGCGTCGACGTCCTCGGATGTGATGCCGGGTGGGAGGGCTCGCATCTGGGCGGTGAGGGCCTGCATCTCCGCCTCGAAGCTCTGATCGCGCCTCCTCATGCCGCCGCCTCCTCGATCTGTCGCTCGAGCTCGCGGAGCCGGGGCAGTGTGGGCGGTCTCATGTCGACGGGCCGGTCGCCGATCCACCCGAGCAGTGTGGGGACGGACATGACGCCGAGCTGCTGGGCGAGATCGGGTCGCTGGTCGACGTCCACCACGTCGAGGGGGATCGAGTGGCGGCGCGCGAGTGCGGCGAGGCGGGGCTTGATCTGGCGGCAGGGTGCACACCAGGCGGCGGTGAAGAGCTGGAGCTGTGTGGTCATGATTGGTTCTCCTTGGTGACGGTGGTGCGGGTGGTGGCTCCGACCGCGAGGGCGTAGCGGCGGATGAGCGAAAGGTTCGGGTTGCCGTAGTCCCGCTCGATCTGCTCGGTGACTGTTTCGGGGAGGACTCCCATGCGGAACGCGACCTTCTCGACGTCCAGCCCCCGCTCCTTGCGGATTGCGATCAGTCGGTCCATGAGCTGGTAGTGGTCGTCGATGAGCAGTCCCGCTCTGCGTTCGAGCTCTGCGTCGGTGGTCATGACTGCGCCTCCTTGGTGGCCTGCTGTGACTGCTTGAGGATGACGAGGCGTTCCAGTTCTTCGAACTGGCAGCGGAGTTGGGAGGCGCCGAGTTGGATCTTGTCGACGGCGTACAGGGCGACTGAGAGGGCAAATACCGGCCAGTCGCCTGAGGTCAGCCACAACAGTGCGATCAGCAGTCCGAGCGCGATGATGCCTGCGATGCCTTGCACGGTTCTGTAGTTGTTGGCCGTGTTGCCGTGATGGTCGGTGACCTTCACCGGCCCGGTGTTCTTCTTGGTGTTCATTGCTGTTTCCTTCCTGTGTGCCCGTCTGCGTGCATGAAAAAGCCCCGCAGTCCAGATAGGCGCGGGGTGGTGGTTCGTGCAGCGAGAGGGCCGGTTCTGTCAGTCCTGCGGTTGTTGTGGGGGTTGATGCACTGGAACGGAGTGCCACTGCTCTGGTGTGGTCCACGGGTGGTGGTCGTCGGTGATCGCTGCGAGGTGGTCGTGGCCGGCGCGGGTGTGACCGCAGACTTTGCAGCGATCTGCGGCATCCTTGGCGGCGGGCTGCTCGCCGGTCGGTGCGCCCTGAGGCCTGGTCGCTTTCCACCAGGGGCCGGATGCGAGGACGCGGGCGGGGGTGCGGGTGTCGGGGTCGAGCGCGACCAGCGCCAGGGCGACCATGACGTCCTCTGCCGGGCGGGCAGCCAGGTTATTCCAGATGAAGCTCCTCAGCTCTGGCGCTCCCCAGTCGGAACGGAGCTGGTTGATGGCTGATGCGATGCGTGTCACGTCGGTCTTGTTCATGATTCCTCCTTCAATTCCAGATCCAGATCCGGCTCACGCGCGGTCTGTACCTCGTTCGCAGACTCGCCTTTGGCTCCCGCGTTACGGATCTGGATCTGGATTAGAGACGTAAGAACAGATAAGGGGTCGGGTCGGGTCGGGTCGGGTCGGGTCGGGGTTACCGTTTCAGGGGTTGGCGTTACAAACGCTGTACGTACAGCGTTTGTAACGGCGTTCGTAACGGCGTTACATCTCCGTTTCACTCCCACCCCCTCCCTCGGCCGCCTTCTTTGCCCGCCACTTGCGCAGACGCTCGGCGCTCTTGGCCCGATCTGATCTGACCTGTCTGGCGGTCGGGTTATAGTCGGTGAAGTCGTGCATGCGGAATCCGCCCTTGGCCTTCGCCAGCAGTCCGGCAGCCACCAGCTCCTCGGCGTCGGCGTCGGTGACTCGCAGTGCTGGGAGCATCGCGGCCGGGATAAACCCGTCGGTGAGCTGCCAGCTCGACCAGGCGCCCATGAGGGCCCACGCGCCGATCGCCTGAGTCGAGCACTGGATGAATTTGGGGTGGAATGGCATGCCGTCGTCGACCTTGAACCAGCTCACGTCTCCTCCAGGTGGTCCCGCGATCCGGTCATGAGTGCGACGAGCTCGGCGAGGGTCATGGTGACCCACTGGTCTGCCGGATCTCCGTGGCCTCGCCGCTTGTGCACGATGATCCCGGCAAGCGCATCGTCGTTGCCGCGTTCGATCTCGGCCTCGCGCGCCCACTGGGGGAGGCTGAGTGTCGCGCAGTCCTTGCACTCGATGACGATCCGCCCGCCCATGTGTCTCAGGCCTGCGATGTCCCCGCGGTCCTTCGACCCTCCCTTGACGCGCCGGTCGATCCTGTCATCGCCAAGGACGGCCGCCAGATAGTCGGCCACCTGCCGCTCGAATCTGGCACCGGCGGCCTTTGCGGATGCTCTGGTCCTACTCATGCGACCGCCCCCAGATCGAAGAGCGCGTCCTGCACAGGGGCGGCGATAGTGCATCCGATGTGGGCCTGACACCGGCTGAGTGCCATCTGCTGGTAGGTGTCGATGCACCGGATCCACTGCTCGAACTGGCGTCGGCGCACATTCTCGGCGCGGACCGTTCCCGGTTCGCCGATGTGCATCAGGGTGATGGGCGCGGGGGTCTGGGTAGCGATCCTGGCGTCCTCTCTGGCGTCATCCCATTCGCGTCGGTGGGCTGGGCACAGCTCGGCGCGTTCGGTCCGCATGGCGTCGATGGCCTGCTGGCAGGTGGTCCACTTGCCCATGCGGCGCGCGACGGCCTGGGGGAGTGTGGGCAGCTTCTGGCGATGTGTGCGTGATCTCATGAATCCTCCGATGTCGTGGTGGGGTAGCCGTCTCTGGAATGCAGGCTCATGGCGTCGAGCGCTCCGAGGCTGTCGAGGATGGCCTCGCGGTCCATGAGTCCTCGCCATGCGACCCGGCCGCGCAGGATGGCGGCCTCGATGTCGTCGGGGACGCTGGGCAGGTCTCGGGGTGGCGGTGCGGCGTGGATGGCGGCGATGATGTGGTCTGCCCAGGTGGCGATGGTCCACATCTGGGCGGCGATGATGCGCAGCTCGGCGAGGACTGGCCCGTCGGTGGTGACCGGGCGCGCCTGGCCGAGTGGCGACTCCTCGGTTGGTGGTGCTGGCTCAATGTCACCGAATAGCGATTCCTGCACTGCCTCACTCATGCGGCCTCACCCTGTTCGATCTCCCACTGCTGGGCGGTGGTGCGACCGTGGGATCTGGCCCTCTGAAAAAGGTTCTGGCAGGCCCGGCATTTCGTGCGCCCGTCAGCCTTGGGGATGGCGTTGTGGCCGTCGACGAGGTGCCCGCGCCTGCAGGTGCGCGGCTCCTGTTCAGGCTCGGGTGCCTGGGTGAGTCTGGGTTTACCGTCGAGGTTCCACCAGATCCCGGCTTGGACGATGCCGCGTGGCCCGATCCGGCGCTCGACCATGTCGTCGGTGGCGCGTCGGCAGGCGTCCAGGAGCGGGCAGCGCAGGCAGATGGAGATGCAGTATCTGGCCTCGTCGGCGCTGATGGCCTCGGTGAAATCGGAGACCTGACGGCACAGTGCGTCGTCGGTGGTGAGGTGTCCTGCTGGCATGGTCAGTCCTCCTCGCACATGCACGCCCCGGTGACGGTGGCGACGGTGTGGCAGTCGGGGCAGACCTCGCGGTGGGGGCCGTTGGCGTCGGGGTGCTGGGACAGGGGCAGGCAGTCGAGGTGCACCCACTGTCCCGTCTCGGCCTCGCGCTCGATGGTGTCGCCGTCGAGGATGAGGGAGTGGCAGCCCCAGCATCGGGCGGTGAATCTGGCGGTGATCATTGGTGGTTCCTTTCGTGGTGGTCGCGTGGTCGGGGTCCCGCCCACCACCGGGGTGATGGACGGTGCGCCGGTCAGCGGCGGAGGTCGGCGAGGGCTCGGGTGAGGTCCATGGATCGCCGCCGCAGAGCCCCGGTCTCACGCGACCCATTGGAATGGTCGTAGGGGTGTCTCGGCTCGATCTCGCGGCCGGACCACTCGGCAAACTCCTGTCGCTCGCGGTCGATGCGGTCGAGTGCGAGCTTGCAGAGCCCGACGACCTCGGCGGCGAGATTGGAGACGGTTTCGATCTGTGCGCGGTTCATGACTGCTCGATTCCCAGCGCCTCGGCGATCTGAGCGGCGAGGATTCCCCATGGCCAGTTCAGCTCCTGGTCCTCGTCGAAGATCGCGGCGGCGTTCGATTCGTCCTTGGCGTTCCAGAGGGCGATGAGATTGGCCGCGCGCAGCTGCTCGGCGATGGCCAGAAGCGCGTGCGTCTGGGCGACGGCTATATCTCTATCCGGGTAGACGGTGCCGTCATACACCGCTGTGAGTAGCTGTTCGGCTTCTTTCTGGTGGTTCATTCCTTCTCTCCTCTCGCGATCTGCTCGGCGATATCGAGGCCGTACTCGTATCCGTCGTCTCTGGGGTCCCAGCGATTCAGGATCGGCTTCGCGGCCTCGTATTTGGCATTGATCTCGTCTCCGATGAATGCGCGGGCTGCGGCGGCGATTGCCTCACAGTCGGTGCGGTCGATGAGGACATGGCGGTCGAATGCGGCCTGATAGATACGCTCGGCCAGCGGGTCGTCACTCATCGTGAGCCCCCTCGTGCAGGACGGTGACGGGATCAATGTCGAGAATGTCCTCAGATGAATACCCGATTCCTGACAGTTCCTCCCACCGCCCATTATCCTTTTGCAGAGCGGCCATCTCATCGTCAACCACCACCGATCCATCCGGCAGCGCGTCCAGTTCCTCGGCCGCCGTGATGGTGCGGTCACGGTGGAATCCGGCGGCGATGATCTCCTCGGCCAGCTTGTAGTGCTCGCGGTATGCTCGGTCCGCTCCGCTGAATGAGTCGGCGCAAATCTCGGCCAGGTCTTCGATGTCACTCATCGGTCGCCCTCCTTGGGGATCGGCACGGGGTCGATGAGCTGCTCGTCGCGGTACTCGTCGCCGTCTCCGTCGCGCCAGTAGCGCAGCATGTTCCCGATTGGCTCCTCGGACAGCACCAGAACCCGGCGCCCGTCGCAGTCCTCGGTGCTCGCCCACACGGCAGGCGTGCCCTCCGGGATCAGCGGCGGCAGCGGGGAGAGAGTACGAATCCACTGATTACCGAGCCACTCATCCCCCCGTCCGTTGGCGTAGACGTGGTAATCACGCCGGGTTCCGTCCGGATTCTCGACCAGTTCCATCATCGGCGTGTTGGGTGGGATCCTCTCCCCGTTGCACGGGTGCGACCGGTCCCACAGTTCCCGGGCCAGCTCGGTGTGGGTGCGGGTGTCTCGTGCGATGATCGCCTCATTGCGCACCTCGGCGTCGTGGGACTCCAGCCACTCGTCGAACCCCGAGTCATTGAGGCCGTTGTAGTAGCCACGGACGGCGCGGCGGATGTCGTTTGCTGTGAAGCTCATTTCCTCATCTCTCTGTCTGCGAATGCGATTGCGTCGGCCCAGTAGGTGAACCGGTAGTAGCTGACATCTCCGGGGAGGATCACCAGCCACCGGCGATGTGGTGCCCAGCTGATGCGGCGCACGGCGGCCTTCTCGAATTCATCGGTCACCATTCCGAGCCTCCTCGAATTCGACGTGCTTGGCGTGCTCCATCACGGCCATCCGGTAGATGGTGGTCTGGCGTCCGTGCCATCCACAGGTGCAGCGCACGTCCCACCAGGTGCGGCCCCCACGACGGGAGGCGACGGTGACGGCCAGTTCGTGTCTCATGCCGCTGCCCTCTCTGCTCTGACCTCTCGCTCGAATTGACGGGCCGTGTCCACGTGGCCCAGTCGCCGAGCCCGTCTCGCGATGGCGCCGACGGTGGAGTCCATGACGTCCGCGATGATCGCCGGCGCCTCGCCCATCTCCAGCAGCCACGCCACCTCGTCGAGATCCGGGGCGTGATGGGCGAGACTTCCGAGGAGGCCAGTCCGGCGAGCACGGTCGTAGGATGACTTGGCCGCCCGGCACTGATCGCAGCGGCATGCGCATTGGGAGTAGCAGGTTGTCGAGGGTGTATGTCGTGTGCAGGTGTGCCTCATCGCCAGTCACCTCCCGGCATGCGACGGATCATTTCGAGGTCGCGGCGCCTCAGCTCACCGCGGCCGTCGCAGGTCTGGCATCTCCGCGGAGGCTCGGACCACTCCACCAAGCCCTGCCCGTTGCAGTCGGGGCAGGTGCACACGTCGTCGGCGCGGAATTTCGGCCACTGGGACTCGGTCTCGATACGGTCGGCGGTCCAGCTCATGAGGAGACCCCCTCGGCGCGATCGGCGGTGTCGCACCATGCGATGGCCAGCTCATCGGAGACGTACAGCAGCCCCCCCCGGAATCCGGTCACCTTGTCATGTCCGACCACAGCATCGGCGGGGATCGTGAGATTCTCGCCCTGGACGGTGATGATCGTCACAGCATGCCGGTAGGTCTCACCAGTGATCGGGTGATTCGGGTATCCGAGCGGCTCGATGTGGATCGAGTAGGCGTCAGACCACAGCTCGCGATTGTGGTCCAGCCAGTCGAGGGCGAGGGCGGATGAATCGACGGTGAAGGTGAAGTACATGTCAGGACTCCTGCTCTTGTGCGTCGGCCCACGGGTCGGGGCCGGCGGGG